CTACGTCTTGGCGGCCAGCGAGTAGGCACCGAAGCGGATAACGTCCATGCCAAGCCGGTCGTTGATTTCAAGCAGCCGAGCCTGTAGCGGTGCTATCTCGTTCTCGAAGAAAACCTCCGCCGCTTTGTTGGCATCACCGAAGCCGCCCGTGTTGCTGGGGATGATGCCCATCAGCTGCGGCGGTACCCGGTGTGCGGCCAGCACATCATCCCGGGTCACGTTCTTGATGTTGAAGAACTCATCCTTCGCGGCCACCTCGCTGATGGGGATGATCTGCATGCCGTCTTTCTTGCCGTTCGGTGCGTACATGAACAGGTTGCGGAAGTTACCCGGCCCCTTACTATCTTTCAGCGCCTTGCGTAGTGCATCCACATCGTCCTGCTTCTGTGCGGCGTCCGTCATGTACAGGATGAAGCCAGCGTGGCTGCCGTTCTGGTAATAACGGCGGCGGAACAAGGTGGCCGACTCATTCAACCAGGCACTATGCAGTGCGGCCAGGTAGTCGGGCAGCCCGTATACCTCCTGGTTAATATCGTGTTCCATCAGATGAATGACGCCATGAAGCTGCTGCTCCTGGTTATAGGACGGCACCCACCAGTAGCTGTCCAGATCGATACCACGCCGCATGAACTTGGCCGGGGCAGGCTCCAGACGCGTCACTGTGCCAGTGCGCGACTTGATAGGCTGCAGGTAGAGGTTGCCGAATACCAGGTAGTCCATAACGATGCGGTCAAAGTCTGAGCGCGACAGCAGCTTATGCGGCTGGTAGGTGCTCACCAGCACCCGGCGCTTGACGGCCATCGCGCTGTAGTGGTGAACCGAAGCCCGCCAGCTGCGGGCCAAGCCTTCCCAGCTGATGGGCGGTTCGTACCATTTGCCGCTGTTGATGCACTCGGCGTAATCCATGATTTCGCGGCGGTCCAGCACCGCTACCGGGTCACCAAAGGTAAACGCCTCCATCCTGGTGGCAGGCGGGGCGGCGGGCGTGTCGGCATTGTGGGCCAAGTCGATAGTCATCAGCTGAACTCCATAAAGCTGGAGTTGGTCGAGGTTTCCCCCTCCAGCGGTTCGTTGTAGAGGGCGTGCATGGTTGCCCATGCAATGTCGGCATGGCTGGTTTCTTCGGAGCGGCCAGCCTGGTACGTTGCTTGACGCTGGGAGGCTGTCAGCGTTTTTTTGATGCTCATGAAGCTGGCCGCAATATCGGTGTGGCCAGCGTCAAACTCAAGGCGACCGTGATACAGCACGTTCAGCGCCTTGAGCACCATCTTGGTTTTGAGTTCGACGTTGTAGGTAAAGGACACCGTATCCGGGCGCCACTTGCTCACCAGCTGGTAAACCGCCGAGCCAAGTCCGGTCACATCCATGCCGATGTAGGTCACGTTGTACCGCTGGCAGGTCTGGAAAATCATGTCGGCCTGGGCTTCATAGTCCGAACCATGAAACTGGATGCGCTCAAGAATGCGGAACTTGCCACCAGGCACCGCTGGTGGCGCCAGCACCACCAAGGCGGCTTTGTCGCCACCGCCGGTCGGGTCATAACCGAGCCAAACCGGACGCGTGCCGAAGGGCCGCGGCATCAGCGCTTTCCAGTCCTCCCACAGTTCCCAGCTGTCCACCATCGCCCGCTGAAGCAGCGAGAAGCCGAACACGCTGGCGCCGTCATCAATGAACTGGCACATGAACAGCTGGGCGAATTCGTCCGGCGTGTTTTCCAGCCGCAGCTGTTCCAGGTCGAACAGGTCACAGCCACCTTCCAGCGCATCCAGAATGGTAACGATCTGCCGCCACTGGCCATCACCACCGCGCAAGCCTGCCGCTAGTGCGGCGTGGCTGACATCCAGGCGGACGTGCTGTTCCTTTGGCCGCCCGTGGTTGAACGCCTCGCCTGTCCATACCTTGTACGCCTCGTGACTCATGGCCGAGGGCGTCGAAAAGTAGGTCATCCGGTATTGCTTCTGGCTGGCCATACCGCTGGCCAGCTTCTTCAATTCCCGGTACCGGGGAATCCAGAAGTATTCATCCAGGTACAGGTTGCCGTGGCGGCCCTGGGCGGTGCGGCTGTTCGTCCCGAGGAACATCAGCTCCGCCGCGTTCGGCAGTTTGATCACTTCCCCTTTCAGCTCAACGTCGGCCACCTCTTTGGCGAAGTCCACGATATAGCTGCGGAACTGGTGCGCCTGGGCCTTGCTGGCAGACAGGAAGATCTGATTGCGCCCGGTTTTCAGCGCATCAATGAACGCCTCGTGGGCAAAGTAGTAGGTGGCGCCGATCTGGCGTGATTTCAGGATATTGCGGATGCGTTCTTTCAGGCCGGCGCGGTACCAGTGCTTCTGGTAGTCGAACATGCGCTCCAGGAACGCGGCTTCCAGCTTTTCCTGCTGTTCCTCGCTGATAGCGTTCTTTTCCGGCTGCCGCTTCGGCCCGGCGTTACGGCTGGCGATGGTCGGGTTCAGGTCGGACTCTTTGCCGGTGGCCCGGTATTTGCCCACCCGCGCCATGCGCTCAACCTGCCGCATCAGCAGGTCCACTTCCTTGTAGTCCCTGCCCTCCTTGCCGTCTTTCATGATCAGTTGCTGCAGGCGCGCTTCCAGCGTGGCCGCAATGCGGTCTGCCGGGTCGGCATCGTCCCATGCGTCGCGCTGCTTCCAGCTATGCACGGTGGCAGGCTTCACGCCGAGGTGTTCGGCAATGCGCGCCACCCGCCACCCCTGCCAGTAGAGGGAGCGGGCCAGCCATTTCGGGTCCTGGTCTGCACCAGGTAGTGGGGGGGTGTCTTGTCGCATGGTGCGATCTTGCACCACGTCATCCGGCCATCAGAGATAGGCAGTTTGTGAGGCAAACCGACACAACAGCCAGCAGTTGAGCCGCCCCCGACATGGCTACAGCATGGGCGCTGTTACCGATTGCACCCCTGCACCCCATCGAGAGGAAGGCACATGGCCAAGTCGAAAAAGTTTTGCATCGCCACCGAAGGCGCCACCACGGATGGCCGCGTCATCGAGCGCAAATGGCTGGAACAAATGGCCGCCAACTACGACCCGAAAACCTACGGCGCTCGCATCAACCTGGAACACATCAAAGGCATTACCCCGGACAGCCCGTTCAAGAGCTACGGCGACGTGCTGCAGCTGAGTACCGAAGAAGGCCGCGACGGCAAACTGCGCCTGTACGCCGTCATCGACCCCACCGACGATCTGGTAGCCCTGAGCAAAGCCCGCCAGAAGGTTTACACCTCGATGGAGATCAACCCGGAATTTGCCGACACCGGCAAGTGCTACCTGGTGGGCCTGGCCATCACCGACAACCCGGCCAGCCTGGGCACCGAAATGCTGCAGTTCAATGCCACCGCCAAAACGCTGGACGTGCGTAAGACCAATCCGGCCAACCTGTTCAGCGAAGCCGTGGAATTCAAGCTGGAGCTGGCCGACGACGCCAGCGCCGGCCTGTTCCACAACTTCACCGAAAAAATCAAGGGTCTGCTGGGCAAGCAAAGCCAGGCCACTACCGAAGGCTTCACCCAGCTGCATGGTGCCGTGACCGTCATCGCGGAAAGCCAGGGCGAGGTGCTGCAGAAGTTTGCCGCCATCGAAGGCACCCCGGCCAAGGTGGCCGAACTGCAAACCGATCTGGCCAAGCTGCAAACCGAGTTTTCCGCGCTGGTAGGCAAGCTGGATAGCGACGAGCCAGCCGGCCAATTCCGCGCCCGCACCCCAGGCGGCACTGGCGAAGAAGCCCTGACCGACTGCTAACCCGCCACCACCACGAACAAAGAGAACTGACACCATGCGCAACGAAACCCGTCTGAAGTTCAATGAACTGACAACTCGCCTCGCCACACTGAACGGTGTGGCCACCGTCGATAAGTCCTTTACGGTCAGCCCGTCTGTCCAGCAGACCCTGGAAAACAAGGTTCAGCTGTCCAGCGCGTTCCTCAGCAAGATCAACGTAGTGCCGGTACAAGATCAAGAGGGCGAAAAGCTGGGACTGGGCGTGCTGGGTACTATCGCTGGCCGCACCAAAACCAGTGCCGGCAATCCACGCCAGCCGCGCAACGTGGCAGACCTGACGACAGGCCGCTACCGCTGCGTACAAACCAATTTCGATACGGCTTTCCCGTATGCTCAGCTGGATATGTGGGCCAAGTTCAAAGACTTTCAGCAGCGTCTGCGCGACGCCATCATCAAGCAGCAGGCGCTTGACCGCATCATGATCGGTTTCAACGGCACATCCATTGCCGACACCACCGACCGGGCCACCAACCCGTTGCTGCAGGACGTCAACAAAGGCTGGTTGCAGAAATACCGCGAAGATGCCCCTGAGCGCGTGCTGAAAGAAACCAAGCTGGGCTCAGGCAAAGTCAAAGTGGGCAAGAACGTACCGAAGGAAGAAGGCTACAAAACCCTCGACAGCCTAGTGTTTGATAACGTCAACGGCCTCATCAGCGAAGTGTTTGCAGAAAACCCCGACCTGGTGGTTATCGTTGGCCGCGACCTGATGGCCGACAAATACTTCCCACTGCTGGAAGACAGCAAAGCCACCGAACAGTTGGCCGCTGACCTGGTTATCAGCCAGAAGCGTATCGGCAACCTGCCCGCCGTCCGTGCGCCGTTCTTCCCTGCCGGCAAAATGCTGATCACGCCGCTGGCCAACCTGTCGCTGTACTACCAGGAAGGCAGCCGCCGCCGTCACCTGAAAGAAGAGCCGGAATACGACCGCGCCGCCGACTACCAGTCCAGCAACGACGCCTACGTAGTGGAGTGCTACGAAGCCGGCTGCCTGATTGAAAACATCGAGGTGGTACCGGAATGAGCCACGCCCGCGACCACTTCCAGCGTGTAACCGCTGCCAAGGTTGCAGCAGCAGCCTCACCCGGCCAGCCACTGGAAAACTGCAGCCAGTACGACCTGATGCTGGCCAAGCTGGCCGAAGACCGCCGCCGCCTCAAGCTGGTGCAATCGACCGAGCAGAAAGCCGAAGTAAAGCGGCAACTGCTGCCCGATTACGCCGCCTGGGTGGAGGGTGTGCTGTCTGCCGGCAAAGGCCATCAAGACGACGTGCTGACCACCATCATGGTGTGGCGTATCGATGCCGGCGAATACGCAGGCGCCCTGGACATTGCCGCCTATGCCATCCCGCACAAGCTGACCCTGCCCGACCAGTACCAGCGCCCGCTGGCCACTGCGATTGCCGAAGAAGTGGCCGATGCAGCCAAGCGTGCCCGCGATGGCGAACAGCCCTTTGACCTGGAAATCCTGCAACGCACCGCAGAGCTGACCAGCAGCGAAGACATGTTCGACCAGGTGCGCGCCAAGCTGCACAAAGAGCTGGGCCTGCTGCTGGAAGGCTTCGACAAGCCGGCAGCCCTGGCCCATCTGCAGCGCGCCATGCAGCTACACGACAAGGTCGGCGTCAAAAAGGACATCGAGCGCATTCAGCGCGACATGAAGAACTCGGGCGCTGACAGCGCCTAAACCGAGCGTACCCCGCGCACCAGGGCGGCAGGGGGCGGCGACAGCATGGCTAGTCAATGCCCCCTCCACCGCCCGCCACCCGGCGAGCCAGCATGATCTACCCCAGCAACCAACCTGCCACCACCAGCATGCCCGCACCGGCTATCCAGTGCGGCGAGTTCTGGCCAGCCATCCCGCTGACAGATGCCCGCGAACAGATGCGGATTGACGGCACCGTCACCGACCAGCGCCTGCGCGCTGCGCTGATCGAAGCTGCCGCCAGCGTCAATGCCGAGTTGTCCACATGGCGCCGTGCCCACCAGGCCGCCGGCAAAACCGAGCTGGCACAGGTTGACCCGGAGCAGATCGACGGCAAAAGCGTGGCGGTGCATCGCTGGTTTCGTGCAGTGCATTGCCTTGCCGGCGCCATCCTGGCCGAGCGGTACCGGGGTTTCGATAGCAGCGGCAAAGGCGACAAGCGCGCCGAGGTGGCAGACCAGTCTGCCGATGATCTGCGCCGCGATGGCCGCTGGGCCATTGCCGACCTGCAAGCCAAGCCGCGCACCGTGGTGGAGCTGATCTGATGCAAATCACCACCCACCAGGGCGACACGGTAGACGCCATCTGCTACCGCCACTTCGGGCAAACACGCGGCATCACCGAGCAGGTGCTGCTGCTTAACCCTGGTCTGGCCAGCTACGGCCCGGTACTGCCGATGGGCATCACCGTGCAGCTGCCAGACCAGGTAAACACCACGCCAGCCGCCACGCAGCTGGTCAACCTTTGGGAATAAATCATGGCAGAACCCAGCATCACCTCCGCCCCACTGGCCGCAGCGGGCCTGGTGGCACTGTTCCCCGGCGTGGATGCCGGCATCGTCCTGGGCGCCTTTGCCGGTGCGGCAGTGTTCGTGCTGTCCAGCACCGACTACAAGCCGCTGCAGAAGCTGGCCTTCCTGGTGCTGGCCACCGTGGCCGGCATGTTGGCCGCACCGATGGCCGCCAGCCTGCTGGCGACTCTGCTGCCGGCATCGGTGGCGGTGCCACAAAGCGTCGGCGCCCTGCTGGCCGCTGCGCTGTCCATCCGCCTGCTGATGCGTGCCATCAAGCAAGCCGAAACCCTGCAATTCCCGCAGAAAGGGAGTGGCCAATGATCATCACCGACACCATCAGCCTGGGCGCCGCCTTGTTTACCGCCGCCCGCCTACTGCTGTTCACCCGTGGCCACGGCACGCACCGCCCGTATGCCAGCCTGCTGGCCTACGGCCTGATTGTGGCCTGCGCCGCGCTGGGCACCCTGCTGGCAACCGGCCATGCCGCCGGCACCAGTTGGCCGCAGACCCTTATCAACGTGGTGCTGGCGCTGGCGGTGGCCAGTACCGGCGGCAACGTGGTCGAGCTGTTCCGCCCCGCTGGGGGCAACCGGCAGCCCTTGGTGCTGCGCCTGCTAAGGAAAGAGTCATGGATACGCTGAAACAGGGCATGGTGGGCTACCAGGTAGCCGAGCTGCAGCAGCTGCTGAACACCCACGGCCAGCGCCTGCTGGTAGATGGCGACTTCGGCGCCAAAACCTTTGCCGCCGTGCAGGCCGTACAGCGCCGGGCGGGTCTGGTAGTGGATGGCCGCGCCGGGCCTAAAACCCTGGCCGTGCTGCGTGGCCAGGTGGCCAAGGACATCGTGTTTCTATCCGAAGCCGATCTGCAGCGCGCCGCCAAGGCGCTGGGCGTAGAGCTGGCCGCCGTGAAAGCTGTCAACCTGGTGGAGTCGGTAGGCTGCGGCTTTGGCGAAGACCAGCGCCCACGCATCCTGCTGGAACGCCACGTGGCCTACAAGCGGGCCGACGCCGCCGGAATGGACAGCAAACAGCTGGCCACCAGCTACCCCAACCTGGTCAACCAAAAGCGCGGCGGCTATGCCGGTGGCAGCCATGAGTGGAGCCGCTTTGCCCATCTGGCCAGCATCACCAGTCAGGCGGTAGCGATCGAGGCATGCAGCTGGGGCGCGTTCCAGATCATGGGCTATCACTGGCAGCCGCTGGGCTACGCCAGCGCCGAAGACTTCATGGCCGCCATGTGCCAGAGCGAAGCCGACCAGCTGGCCGCATTCGTGCGCTTCATCCAGGCTGACACCGAGCTGCACCAGGCACTGCGCGCCAAGGACTGGCCAGAGTTCGCCCGCCGCTACAACGGCCCGGCCTACCGCGAAAACCTTTACGACACCAAGCTGGCCACCGCCTATCAGCGGTTTGGCGGCCAACCGGGCAAGGCGGCAGCATGAACCAGATCAAAACCGCCATCGGTCTGGCCGCCGCCCTGGTGCTGGCGTGGCTGGCCTACCAGAACCACCAGCTGGGCAAGCAAGTGCAGGCACAAGCCAGCACCGCCGGCCAGCTGGCGCAGCAGCTGAACACCGCCGCCGCCACCATCCGCAGCCAGCAAAAAAGCCTGACGCTGCAGGCCAGCCAGCAGCAAGCCACCGCACAGGACATGGCCACCCTGCAGCGCCGTATCAGCGGGCTGGCCAGCCGCTACACCGCCGCCCAAATCAACCTGGAAGCCATCACCCATGAACAACCCGACGCAACGCGCTGGGGTGATACCCCTGTGCCTGCTGCTGTGCAGCGCCTGTTCGACAGCACCGACGATGCCGGCACCGCCGCCACCCCTGCCACTGCAGATCCTGCAATGCGCGCGAGTGACACCATGCCAGCTGCCGCCACGACAGTACCAGACCAACCGCCAGCTGGCGCAAACGCTGCTGGCCACCCAGGCCGCGCTGGCTAGCTGCGCCGCCCAAGTAGACACCGTGGCGGCATGCCAAAACCGTACAGCGAGCAATGCAAATGAGCAGACTTTTTGAAATGGCGCAGCAGCGCGAAGAAAGACACCGCCTGGAATCGTTGGCACGCCAGGCAGAGAAGGCAAAAGGCCACCCAGGCGGCAGCTTTAGCCACTGCAATGACTGCGGCGAGGAAATCCCACCGCTACGCCGCGAGAAGGTACCCGGTTGCACCCGCTGTGTGCCGTGTCAGACCAAAGCCGAGAAGCGCCACCCATGAACTTGCCCCACCATCTGCGCGCCGCCCTGGAGGCGGCTTTGCCACAGCTGAAACAGAACCCCGACCGCTTACTAATGTTCATCGAAGCCGGCGGCCTCACCGGGGCGTCGCTGAAAACGCTGTCGTTCCGCTACCGCTACACCCTGACGCTGGTTTTTGTGGACTTTAGCGGCCACATGGACGAAATCATGGTGCCGCTGCTGGCATGGCTGCGGCAGTACCAGCCGGACCTGATACAGAACAGCACTGCCCTGGCTGAAAAGCTGACGTTTGAAGCCGAGCTAACCAGTCACACTCAGTGCGACATCGAGCTGCGTATCCCGCTTACCGAAGGCGTGACCGTCACCACCCGCGACGGCCAGACCACCGCCCGCCACACTGACGCGCCCTACCTGCAGGAAAGCGTCACCCTTCGCCAGCTGTACCTGAAAGACGAGCTCATCCTTGGCCAGTCAGATTGAAACCCAGCTGACCGGCCTGCTTGCCCGCGTATCGCCCACCGAACGCCGCAAGCTGGCGCGAGAGTTGGCAGCCAAGCTGCGCCAGCGCAACCAGGCGCGCATAGCGGCGCAAACCGAGCCGGACGGCACGCCGTTTGAAGCCCGCAAGCCATCTAAATTCAGGGCCAAATCTGGCACCATCCGCCGCGCCATGTTCAGCAAGCTGCGCACCGCCCGCTGGCTGAAAACCGGCGCCACACCGGACACCGCCACCGTGGGCTTTGTTTCCAAGGTTGGCCGCATCGCAGCCGTTCACCAATATGGCCTGCGCGACCGTGTGCGGCCAGGCATCGACACCACCTACCCGCGCCGCCAGCTGCTGGGTTTTGCCCAGCCGGACGTGGAAGAAGTCACCGACACAGTGCTAGAACACCTCACAAAATAGACCCGACTTTGTGCCGGCTTCCGGCACAACAGCCAGCGCGTGACGGCCTGCGGCAGCGCACCGAACATGGCCGACATGAACGAAACCGCCGACATCCTCCGCCGTCTGGAAAGCCTGATTCGCTACGGCACCGTGGCTGAAGTGCAAGCCAAGCCGCCCCGCGTGCGTATCCAGGTAGGCAAACTGAAAACCACCTGGGTGCGCTGGGTGGCTTTGCGTGCGGCCACTATCAGCGACTGGTGCCCGCCCGTGCCTGGTGAACAGTGCGTGCTGCTGTCGCCTAGCGGCGACATGGCCAGCGCCGTGGCGCTGATGGGCCTGGCGTCGGACGAATACCCGCTGCCCAGCGACAACCCGGACGAATGGGTGCGGCGGTTTCCTGATGGCGCCGTGGTGCGCTACCACCACGGCGACAGCGCGCTGACTGTCACCGGCATCAAAACCGCCACCGTGCAGGCTGCCGAACACGTCACCGTGGACTGCCCGGAAACCACCTTCACCGGCAACGTAACGATCAAAGGCAAGCTGACCGTGCTGGGCGACGCCCTGTTCAAAGCCAAAGCCACCGTCACGAAGCTGTTCAGCTATCTGGCGGGTATGTCTGGCCAAGGTGGCGGCGACGGCGGCGAAACCAGCATCACCGGCAATATCCGCCACACCGAGGGCGCGCTATCCAGCAATGGCGTGGTACTGCACACCCATACCCACGGCAACGTAGAGCAGGGCAACGACAACTCCGGGGGGCCACAATAATGGCGGAATGCATCGGCATGGACATTCACACCGGTCGCACCATCAGCGACCTGGACCACATCCGGCAAAGCTGCGGCGTCATCCTGAATACGCCCCTAGCCACCCGCGTTGAGCGCCGCGAGTTTGGCAGCCTGGTACCCGAGCTGCTGGACCGCCCACTGAACGGTAAAACCCGCCTGCAGCTGCTGGCGGCCACCGCCATTGCCCTGCGCACCTGGGAACCACGCATCACCATCGCCGGAATGAACCTGGCCATCAGCACCACCCGCCCCGGTGCTGCCGGCATCGAGCTGGACACCATCCGCACCACCGGCCCAAGCGCCGGCCAGCGTGCCCGCATCGCGATCGAGGTGGCCAGATGATCGACCTTTCCAGACTTGCCGCCCCTGCCATCCTGGACGAGCCAGACTTTGAAACCCTGCTGGCCGAGCGCAAAGCCCGCCTGATTGCTGCCGCACCGGCAGAGCTGCGCGAAGGTCTGGCCGCCGCCCTGCAGCTGGAATCCGAAGCCATCACGATTGACCTGCAGCAGCAGGCGTACAGCGAATTGGTGCTGCGCCAGTACGTCAACGAATGCGCCCGCGCCACCATGCTGGCCTACGCTACCGGCACCGACCTGGACCAGCGCGCCGCCGATTACGACGTGCAGCGCCTACTGATTACCCCGGCCAACCCCGACGCCACCCCACCTATCGAGGCCGTATGGGAAGACGACGACAGCCTGCGCCGCCGCTGCCTGCTGGCCTTCGACGGCCTGAGCGTGGCCGGCAGCCGTGGTGCCTACCTGTTTCACACCCTGAGCGCATCGGCCGACATTGCCGACGCATCGGTAGACGCGCCAACCTTTGCCGCCGTAGACGTGCCCGCCGCCGTGCGCGTCCAGCTGCCAGCCGGCGCCATCGTGCTGGTCTGCACCTACGATGCCGGGCTGCCGGCACCGCTGCCGGGTGATGTATCCATCGCCATCCTGCCGACCACCACCAGCCAGACAGCACCGGCCAGCCTGGCTAGTACCGCGCAGACCGCGCTATCGGAAGACGATGTGCGCCCGCTCACCGATCGCCCCCGCGTACAGCCAGGCACCGCCACGCCGTTCCAGATCACCGCCACCATCGAGCCGGAAGCCGGCCCCGATGCCGAGCTGGTGCTGGCAGCGGCACAAGCCCGCCTGGATGCGGCCATCCAGGCAGCCCGCAAGCTGGGCGGCGAGCTGCCCCTATCGGCCATCTATGCCGCACTGCATGTACCCGGTGCCCGCCGTGTACGCCTGCTGGCGCCCGCTGCCGACATCGTGTGTGACAAGCGGCACTACCCCGACTGCACCGGCATCCAGCTGGCCAAGGGGGCTGCATGATGCGCCAGCTACTGCCACCCAACCGCACCCCGCTGCAAGCCGCGCTGGCCGATAGCAGCGCGCTAAACATCGACCCGACCCCACTGCGCCATACCGCAGACGCCACCCGCTGCCCGGCAGCCCTGCTGCCATGGCTGGCCTGGGCACGGTCTGTCGATGGCTGGGACGAAGCCATGGCCGAGCAGCCGCGCCGCGAGCTGGTGCGCCAGTCGTTTGCCATCCACAAGCGCGCCGGTACAGCTGGTGCCGTTCGTCGCGCCATGGCCGCGCTGGGCGTGGCAGTGGAGTTCAAAGAGTGGCAGAGCATGCCAGGCGCCGCCCCGTACACCTTCGGGCTGGTGGCCTGGGTCAATGACAACCCGGCAGCGGAAGGTGCGGTGCTGACACCGCAGCTTTATGACCGCCTGAAACGCCTGGTAGACCAGACACGGAACGAACGCAGCCACTACCAGTTTGAAATCGGCGCCCGATTTGACCAGCCCATGCAGCTGGCCAACGCCAGCCAGGCCGCCGCCATTGGCCGCTGGGCTGCCGAAGCCAAGCCGGTACAGCCCACCCCTGCCCGACAAGGGTTGGCCGTAGCCAGCGCCAGCCAGGCCGCCTCCGTTGGCCGCTGGACTGCCGAGGCCAAGCCGGTACAGCCCACCACAGCCCGGCAAGCTTTGGCCGTAGCCAGCGCATGCCAGGCTGCCGCCGTTTTACGCATCACCATGGAGGCATGATGACAACCCCGCTTATCCCCGCCGTACTCGATACCGGCCTGCAAGCCCTGTGGCTGAAAACGAAAGACGGCTTGCAAGGCCGCATCACGCATATTGCGCTGGGCGATGCCGGTTACACCCCGACGCAGACCATGACGGGCCTGCGCTCAGAGCGCGCCCGCTACCCGGTAGCCGACGGCCAAGACTTGGGCAAGCAGCTACACATCACCGCACTGGCTGACGGCCCTGCCGAATTCTGGGTGCGCGAGGTGGCGTTCATTCTGGAAAGCGGTGCCACGCTGGCACTGTGGAGCGACCCGGACAAGCCGCTGGCTTACAAGGCGGCGGGTGTCGATTTGCTGCTGGCCTACGATCTGGTGCTGTCTTCCCTGCCGCCGGGCAGCGTCACCGTGCAAAGCACCGGTGCCGGGCTGTCACTGTCGATGGCTGAGGAGGTGGCCGCACTGGCGACCGGCCAGATCAGCGAGATGCTGCGCGGCATGAAGCGCGGTGATGAGCTGAGCGAGCATGGGAGGCAACTTACCGCTGCAGAACAGCGGCTTGAAGAAGCCGAAGAGCAAGTTGCAAAGGCCGCAGGTCAGGGCATGCAGCTGAAAGCCGTGGTTGACGAACGCCACGCACGGATTACAGAGCTGGCTACAGCGCAAGCCGCTGGCCTCATCAATTTGCAGCGTCTGACGCTGCAACCAATCCTCAAACAGTAGGAGATAGAGCATGAGTCTTGAAAGTCAAATCGCCGCGCTTGTCATGGCGTCTAACGGCCTGACGGGTGAGGTCGCTGCAAAAATGGCGCAGATCGACGCAAAGGTAGCCGCCGAAATCGCCGAGCTTGAAGCATGGCGGGCAGGGGTGCGTAGCGAGTATCCGGCGATTAATACCTTTACCAACAACCTGCTGTGGAGCAATGCAGCTGCCGGTGTTGAAGATGGCACCGTCGGTGTAAAAGGTGCGCTACCTACTGGTTTCTACGCTTGGGTAGCGAATGCCGAAGTTGTCATCTTGGGCACGCGCCCGCTGGTAGATGGTGAATACGGCTTTATCCGGCCGCAGCACTACTGCCCGGTACCTCAAGTGTTGCGCGTGCGCGTTATCCCGCGCCCTGGCGTCACGCAAGACTATCAAGGCGTCCCCGCAGTGCCATTGCCGCTTGCATGGGGCTACCCGATGTCCGTGGCCGGTCGCAATGTCACGCTGTCTGTCTGGGCACGCCTGGCGTCGGGTGTGATGACCGGCGAGCCGGCTAACTCTCAGGTAGTCGGCGCGCAATGGAAGCGCGTGGTGAGTCATCACAACGGCGATGACGGCCTGCGTGCTTATTACGGACAGATGCTTGTCGGCATGACAGCCCCCATTGAGCTGGAGTTCATGCTGCCGCATGCCTTCCTTGGCTACCTTCCTGACGAGCATTTGCCGGTCTATGCCCGCGCAATGCAACTCGCGTAACAACAAAAGGATAAGACTATGTATGCAAATACTGATCTGCTGGCGCAAATTGCGGCCGGCCAGGCCCGCGAGCTGTGCGCGCATCATATCCGCGCTCACTACCCCGAATACCACCAGTTGAACGTGCTGATGGCTGACAACGCAGCTGAGAAGGCAAAGATGAAGACTTTCATTGATGCCTGCCGCGACTGGAGCAACGGCGACAACCCCGACCCGGTCGCCCTGGCTGCCATCACCCCGTAACCCGCAGCACCAAAAAAGCGGCCGGCCAGGTGTGCTACCACCTGGCCGGCCTCTCTTAACCCACTGTCGATACCAGTGAGCCAAAAGCCCGAAAGGCTCACAACATGAACGAAATCCGCTGCGGCCACTGCCGCCGGCTACTGGCCCGAGGCCACGCTGTAGCCATCAGCATCAAATGCCCACGCTGCAAAACCCTGAACACCATCAGCACCGAGAGTGCCAGCTATCCAGAGCGCCCCAGCGCGCCACATTCTGGAGCCTACTATGTCTATCCAACTGCACCAGGGCGACGCCCTGACCATTCTGCCTACCCTGCCGGCTGACGCCTTCGACCTGGTACTGACCGACCCGCCCTATTCGTCTGGCGGCCTGCATATCGGCACCCGCCGACAAGCGCCCACCACCAAGTACGCTTTTCACGGCGGCGACCGTGCCCACGACTTTGCCGGCGAGAACATGGACCAGCGCAGCTGGCGTACCTGGTGCGCCAGCTGGCTGGCCGAGTGCTACCGCGTGTTGAAGCCTGGCCACGTCATTGCCGTGTTTATCGACTGGCGGCAGCTGCCTACGCTGACCGACGCCATGCAGATAGCCGGCTTCACCTGGCAGGGCGTGGCCGTATGGGACAAGACTACGGGCGGCTGCCGCCCACGCAAGAACGGCATGAAACAGCAAGCCGAGTTCATCGTGTGGGGCAGCAAGGGCGGGCTGCGGCAGGATGCCGACGTCTACCTGCCCGGCGTGTTCCAGGCACGCCGCAGCAAAGACGACTGGCACGCCACGTCCAAGCCGCTGCCGATGCTGGAAAGCATGCTGGCAATGGCCGGGCCAGGTGGCAGCGTGCTGGACCCGTTTGCAGGTGGCGCGGCGGTACTGAAAGCCGCCAGCGCCCTGGGCTTGCAGGCAGTAGGCTGCGAGAAAGTGCCAAGCATCTATCAACGCGCTGCGCACGATCTGGCCGCCTAAGCCGCTTGGCCGCGCAGCTGTTCAGCCTCATACAGCAGCGCGGCTGCCACGCTGCCGCAAAAAAACTGGATGGCCGGGTCACCATGCCTGGCCGCGAAACTCTCACCTACCGACGCCAGGCAGGTACACAGGTTTTCAATCGTGTCGGCTGTATCACTGCCAATCAAGGGATTGATGTGGCTGACCGTGCCGCGTTCGTATTGCATAAATTACCAACTCCAAATAATGACAAAAATATTGCAGGCGCATTATTAGTCATTGGGCATGGCGTTGGTATTACCCCTGGAGGGGAGGCGATGCATAAAGCCACGCACTTGCAGCGCCAGGTCTACCCTGCTGATGGCGCCGGTTTTGTACAGGCTGCTTTTGACATGGGCACGCACGGTATGGGTGCTGATACCCAGCTTGGCACCGATTTCCGCGTTCTCGTACTGCAGCAGCAGCGACACTTCCAGCTCGCGGTCTGTCAGCCTATCGGCTACCTCAATAGCGTTTCTGGCGCGCAGTGCCGCCTGGCGCAGCAGGATGAAAGTTTCAGACGATACCGCAGCCAGAAAATCAGGCGAAACGTTGCCGTGTAGATTGACCAGCGGCTGACGCAGGATGGTTTGCATATCATCAGCCGTCGCCTGGCCAAGCAGCTCGGCCAGGTGGGCAGCAGTAATGAATTGCATACGGGGCGGGGTCCGTTAGGTGGGCTGCACAGAAAAAGAGTAGGCAATATTGTGGCAGGCAACCGCACAACAAGCGCAGGGCGACCCAGAAAGCAGCACACGGCAGACTTGGCTGGCTATCTCACACGGAGACCACCATGTCTGCAGCCGACTACCATCACGGGGTACGGGTTTTTGAAGCCAGCAACGGCACCCGTACTATCCGCACCATTTCCACCGCTGTTATCGGCCTGTTGGCCGTAGCAGACGACGCCGACGCCATCGCCTTTCCGCTGGATACCCCGGTACTGATTACCGACGTTAAAACCGCCATCGGCAAAGCCGGCAGCACCGGCACGCTGGCCGCCGCGCTGGACGCCATTGCCGACCACTGCAGCCCGCTGATTGTGGTCGTGCGCGTGAAGAAAGGCGCCACCGAGGCCGAGCAGAACACCCTGTGCATCGGCACCACTACCGCAGCAGGCAAGAAAACCGGCATGAAAGCCCTGATGGCCGCGCAAAGCCAGGTAGGCGTCAAGCCGCGCATCCTGGGCGCGCCCGGCCTGGATGCCCTGCCGGTTACCACCGAGCTGGTAGCCATGGCCAAGCAGATGCGCAGCTTTGTCTACGCCAACGCCTGGAACTGCGCCACCAAGGAAGCGGTAGCCGCTTACCGCGACAACTTCGGCGCCCGTGAGCTGATGCTGATCTGGCCAGACTTCCTGGCATGGGACAGCACCGTCAACGCGGCAGTGGCTGCCCACGCGGTAGCCCGCGCCATGGGCCTGCGCGCCTACATCGACCAGACCGTGGGCTGGCACAAGACGCTGTCCAACGTGGAAGTGCAAGGCGTCACCGGCATCAGCAAAGACGTGTATTGGGACTTGCAAGACCCCGCCACCGATGCCGGCTACCTGAACAGCAAGGACATCACCACGCTGATTCGCCGCAACGGCTACTACTTCTGGGGCAGCCGAACCTGCAGCAGCGACCCGCTGTTCCAGTTCGAGAACTACACCCGCACCGCCCAGGTGCTGGCCGACACCATGGCTGAGGCGCACATGTGGGCGATGGACAAGCCGATGCACCCCACCCTGGTGCGCGACATCATCGAAGGCATCAAGGCCAAAGGCCGCGAGCTGGTTACCGGCGGCTACCTGATGGGCTTTGACTGCTGGCTGGACGAAACCAGCAACACGGCAGACACCCTGAAAGCCGGCAAGCTGCGCATCGACTACGACTACACCCCGGTACCGCCGCTGGAAGACCTGGGCTTTACCCAGCGCATCACCGACAAGTACCTGGCCGACTTCGCCGCCAAGGTCAACGCCTGATAACCCGCCCCCGCCTGCGGGTGGGGGCTACCGAAAGGAAAGCACATGGCACTGCCACGCACCCTACGCATGTTCAACGTATTCGTTGGCGGCGTCAGCTTTGTAGACCAGGCACTGGAACTGAAGCTGCCCAAGATTGCGATGAAAACCGAGGAGTACACCGGCGCCGGCATGCTGGGCCCGGTCAAGCTGCTGAAGGCCATCGAGGCGCTGGAAATCGAACACACCTACAACGGCCCCATCCGTGAAATCGTGGCCGACTTTGGTGCCGAAAAGCACGACGCCAGCCTGCTGCGCTTCATGGGCAGCTACAGCGAAGAAGGCACCGGCACAGCCCAAGCTGTGGAAATCATCGTGCGCGGTCGCCATAACGAGTTCGACCAGGGCGACGCCAAGAGCGGCGAAAACGGCAACTGGAAGGTCAAAAGCGACCTGACCTACTACAAGCAGATCGTAGACGGCGAAGAGTGGCTGGAAATCGACGTGGTGAACAAGATTTTCCGCGTGATGGGCGTAGACCGCCTGGCCGCACACCGCCGCAACATCGGCCTGTAACCACACCCCAAACCAACCCGCTGCCGGCCACTGCCGGCAGCCTGCATAGAGGACAACACCATGAACCAGCCCATCACCCTTGAAACCCCGATCAAGCGCGCCAACGGCGACATTACCGCCATTGCCCTGCGTAAACCCAACGCCGGCCAGCTGCGCGGCTGCAGCCTGGCCAGCCTGCTGCAGATGGATGTGGACGCCATCATCAAGGTGCTGCCGCGTATTTCCGAACCCGGCATTACCGAAGCCGAAGCCGCCAAGCTGGACCCGGTAGACCTCACCACACTGGCAGCGGAAACCGTCGGTTTTTTGCTGCCGAAGCAAGCGCAGCCGGAAGCCTCCCCCACCGAGTAGAAGCCGCCATCGCCGACGTGGCCGTTATCTTTCACTGGCCACCGTCGGCTTTTGACGACATGAGCCTGGCCGAGCTGATGGCCTGGCGCGAAGAAGCCCGCATACGATCTGGTGCCGAAGAGTGAGCAACATCGGAAAACTGAAGCTGGAAGTCATCCTGTCTGCAGTAGACAAGATGACTGGCCCGCTTAAAAAAGCCATCAACAACAATACCCAGCTAGCCAAAACGCTGAAGCACAGCCGCGATGAACTGAAGGCACTGAACAGCCAACAAGCCAACATCGAGGGGCTGGAAAAGATGCGCACCAGCGTATCCGCCGCCTACCGCACAGCCAAACAGGCTCGCCAAGAAGCTGCCGCCTCATTCGAACAAGCGCAAAGGCAGGCTAACGAGCTAGCCACCCAATTCAAGCAGGCACAGGCACGCGCCACCCCGCAGCTGCAAAAGTACGAAGAAGAAAAGCAGCGCATCGTGCAGCTACGCGAAGCCCATATGGCTTTGCAAAAAGCCTACAAAGACCAGGACGCCGCGCTGAAACGCGTGCAAGCGCGCATTGGCAAAAAGAAAGACGCCAGCGACGAAGACAAGCTGCAGCTGAGTTTGGAAAGAGGAAAGCTGAACTCACTCCGCGCCGAGCGCCACGAGGCAGGCCGCAAGCTATACACCGCCAGGCGCGAAAACAACGAACTACGGGAAGACATGAAGGCCGTACTGGACACGGCCAAAGACCTGGAAAAGCAATTCGAAGCCGCAAAGCGCACCGCACAAAAGCTAAAAACCGCCCATACCGAGCAGGCTGCCGCTACCCATCAGCTGCGGCAAAGCATGAAAGCCGCAGGCAAGCAGTTTGCTGATGCGGCGCAAGGGCAAGAGCACCTGCAGCAGCGCATCCAGGATGCCAACCGCGCATTGGAAGAGCAGCAAGCACGCTTGGCCAAGGTCAACAAGCTGCAAGCCAAACAGCGCGCCATCCGCGCCAAGTACGAAGGCGCGCTGCAAAACCGCGACCGCCTGGCCGGCGCTGGTGCTAGCGCGATGGCAGCCGGGTCTGCCGTGGGCCTGCCGGTGCTGTCCATGGTGAAAGATTTCAGCGCCTACGAAGACGCCATGCTGGGCATTGCCCGCCAGGTAGAGGGCGCCCGCGACGCAGGCGGCAAGCTGACACCCACCTACTACGAAATGGGCGCGGCCATCCGTGCCATGTCGCAGCAGATACCCATGGCCACCACCGAGCTGGCCGCCCTGGTAGAAGGCGGCGCCCGCATGGGCATCAAGGGCAAGGCCGAGCTGCTAGCCTTCGCCCGCACCGCCGCGCTGGCCAGCACCGCGTTTGACCTGCCCGCCGACCAGATCAGCGAAGACCTGGGCAAGATTGCCAACAGCTACAAAATCCCGATCAAGAACATTGCCGAGCTGGGCGACACCATCAACTGGCTGGACGATAACGCGCAGAGCAAGGGCGCCGACATTATCGAGGTGATGCAGCGCATTGCCGGCAACACCGGCAACATGAGCTACAAAGAAGCCGCCGCCCTGGGTAGTACCTTCCTGAGCCTGGGCGCATCGTCCGAAGTGGCCGCCACCGCCACCAAGGCCATGGTGCGCGAGCTGGCCACAGCAGACAGGCAGCCCAAGCGGTTCCAGGCCGGCCTGCAGGCCCTGGGCCTGAGCGCCAAGCAAGTCATGGCCGACATGGCCAAAGACAGCACCGGCACCATCCTGCGAGTAATGGAGGCCGTGCAGAAACTGCCGGCCACCCAGCGCATGGGCGTGGTGGTAGACCTGTTCGGCAAAGAGTACGGCGACGACGCGGCCAAGCTGGCCGACAACCTGGGCGAGTACCGCAAGCAGCTGGCGCTGGTAAACGAGCAAAAAGCCAAAGGCAGCATGCAGCGCGAGGGCGACGCCAAGAACGACACCCTTTCCGCCAAGTACCAGATAGCACAAAACACCCTGTTCAACGCCAAGGCCGCGCTGGGTGAAAGCCTGCGCGCCCCTGCCATCGAGGCGATGACCGCCATCAGCGGGGTGCTGAAAAGCATCAGCGCCTGGACGGCGGCCAACCCGCAGCTAGCTGCCACGCTGATGAAAGCGGCAGCCGCGGCGGCCATTATCACCACCGTGCTGGGCGGTATGCTGCTGGCCGTGGCCGGCGTCATCGGGCCTTTTGTGGCGGCACGCTTTGCCATGTCCATGCTGGGTGTGCAGTTGGGCGGCCTGCTACCCAGCGCAACGACAGCCAGCGCAGCACTTGGCAAGCTGGCGCCGCTGCTGAATGACGGCACCACGGGTGCCAAACGTTACGCCGCAGCCATCAGTAACCGGCTGGCGCCCGTGCTGGGCAAGCTGGGCAGCCGCGTCACCACGCTGGCCATGAGCAACTGGGGCTTTGGTCTACCGATCAAGCTGGCCAACTGGCTAGCACAAAGCCTGGCCAGACTGTCGCCCCTGCTGGCCGGCATCGTGCAATTCGGCACGGGCATCATGCAGGCGTTTCTGGGGCCGCTTCGCGTGCTGGGCCTGCTAACCCGTCTGCTGCCAATGCTGGGCGCTGCCATCGGTGCCACCCCCATCGGCTGGCTAGTAGGCGCGCTAACCGCTGGCGCACTATTGCTCTACAAATTCTGGGGGCCGCTGAAAGGGTTTGTCGTCGGCTTTATCACCGGGCTGGCTAGCGGCCTGGGCAGCGTACTTGGCCCGGCATTTGCCGCGCTGTGGGGGACATTGGGCAAGCTATGGCAGCAACTCAAAAACCTGGGTGCTTACTTGCTGCAGCTGCTGCCCTTTCTGTCCCCGCTTGGCGCCATGCTGGCCGTAGCGTTCCAGCCGGTAAAGGCGCTGCTGGGCTGGCTATGGCAAGGCTTCGTCAGCCTGATGAAGCCCATGCAAGACACCGGCAACGCCGCACAAAACATGGGGCAGCGCATTGGTACGGTAGTCGGGCAAATCATTGGCTGGGTGGCATCGCTGCCGGTGCGTATGGCGCAGTTTGGCGTACACATGGTGCAAGGCCTAATTGGCGGCATCAACAGCATGCTCGGCTCACTCAAAAGCACCGTGACCGGCATGGCTGACTCGGTAGTAAAGCTATTCAAGGAAAGGCTGGGCATCCACAGCCCCAGCCGCGTGTTTGCCCAGCTGGGCGGCTGGACCATGGAAGGCTTGGGCATTGGGCTGGACAAAGGCGCCGGGCAGCCGCTGGCCAGCATCACGCAGCTAGCCGGCAAGCTTACCGAGCGCGCCAAGGCTGCCATGCCGGCTAGCCTGGGCCGCCTCACCGCCACCACCGCACTGGCGGGTGGCATGGCCCTGCAACCCGCCGCCGCCGTACCCATCGACACCCGCCCGCCGGTAGCCGTGCAGCGCCAGGCCACCGCGCCCGCCGCCGCGCCCGTCTACCACATCCAGATTCACGCCGCGCCCGGCATGAACGAAACGCAACTGGCGCGCATGGTGGCGGCAGAGCTGGACCGCCGCGAGCGCGAAGCCAGCGCCCGCCGCCGCAGCCGCTTGGGGGATAACGACTAATGGGGAAATGGATAGGTGTAGATCTTGATGGCACCCTGGCCTACTACGATGGGGCAATGGGCCACAACATCGGCCACCCGCTGAAACCAATGCTAGCTCGGGTAAAAGACTGGCTAGCCAGCGGCGTAGAGGTTCGTATTTTTACCGCAAGAGCAGGCGACCCAAGCCAGCTGCCACACATCCGCGCCTGGCTACAACAGCAGGGGCTGCCGGAGCTAGCCATTACAGACCGGAAAGACTTCGACATGGCAGCCTTGTACGACGACAAGGCAATCCGGATACAACGCAACACTGGCCGTATTTGCGGCGCGTGTTATCGCATGAGAGTGGGGAAATAACATGGATATGCCAATGCTAACCCTGGGCATGTTTGTGTTCACGCTGGACACCCTGCCCTACCAGCAACTGCAGCGCGACATGGGCTGGCGGCTGGCCAGCAACGCCCGCGTTGGCCGCCGCGCCGCCTACCAGTACATGGGGACGGACGAAGAAACCATCACGCTATCAGGCGTGCTGCTACCCGAGCTGACCGGCGGCGATATGAGCCTGGCCATGGTCAAGCTCATGGCCAGCCAGGGCAAAGCCTGGCCGCTGATAGAAGGCACCGGCATGGTGTATGGCTGGTACGCCATCGAGAAGCTAAGTGAAGGCCGCACCGAGTTTTTCAGCGACGGCAAAGCGCGCCGCATCGACTTCACGCTTACGCTGAAAAGGGTAGACGATATCGGCATGCTGGACGCCATCGGCGCCATTACCCGCAGCATCATGGAGCTGGTGCTATGAACCTGCCAGACTTTGACACCGCACTGGCCAGTGCCCGCCAGCTGCTGGACGATGCGGCCAACCTGGACGGCGTAGGCGGCGGGCTGGCCATGCTGCGCCCGGCGTGGCAGATCAGCATAGAAGGCCGCAGCCTGGCTGCCCTATCGTCGCGCCTGATGAGCCTGACGCTTACCGACAATCGCGGCTTTGAGGCCGACCAGCTGGACCTGGTGCTAGACGACGCCGACGGCAAGCTGGACATACCGCCACGCGGCGCCCGGCTTACCTGCGCCATCGGCTGGCACGGCCAACCCCTGGTGGACAAGGGCAGCTACGTGGTGGACGAGGTAGAGCACAGCGGCAGCCCGGATACCCTCACCATCCGCGCCCGCGCCACCGACCTGCGCGCCGGCATAGCGGCCAAGAAAGAACGCAGCTGGCACCAGACCACCATCGGCCAGCTAGTGGACACCATCGCCAAGGAAAACAACCTTACCCCTGCCGTACCAGCCTGGCTGGCCAAGCGCCCTGTCACCCACCTGGACCAAACCAGCGAAAGCGACATCAACCTGCTAACGCGGCTGGCCGAGCAGCACGACGCCGTGGCCACCGTGAAAGCAGGCCGGCTGATTTTCTGCAAGGCAGGCGACGCCGAAAGCGTTACCGGCAAGGCGTTTCCCGAGTGCGTTATCACCCGAGGCAAAGGCGACCAGCACCGCTTTGCCGCCGCCGACCGCAACGCCTATACCGCCGTGAAAGCCTACTGGCACAACCTGGACGCCGCGCAGAAAGGCGAAGTACTGGTAGACGCCAACACCCGCTTTGAGCGCAAGGCCACGGTCACGAAACGGGGCCGCCAGACCAAGCGCAAAAAGCTGACCGCCACCCAGCAAAAAGCCATCGAGCCGAGCGCGGCCAACGTCAAAGTGCTGCGCCACGTGTACGCCACCGAAGCCACCGCCCTGCAGGCAGCCAAGGCAGCATGGGAGAAAATCCAGCGCGGCGTGGCGGAATTCAGCATCACGCTGGCCGAAGGCAGGCCGGAGCTTTTCCCCGAGTTGCCCGCCAGCGTGCAAGGCTTCAAGCCGCTGATAGACGCCTGCGCCTGGACGCTGACAAAGGTCACGCACAGCATCAGCAACAGCGGCTACACCACCGCGCTGGAGCTGGAAATGCGGCTGGAAGATATTCAATAACAAAAGCACCATCAGGCCATTGAAATTAAAAAATCAGGCCAAATATGCCCATTGCTAGCGGCTGAGGTTGTTCAGTTTGATGATTGAAGCGTCACCCCCTCACTTGTGAGGGACGTGATGTTCCAGAAGTACTTTGTAGTACCCGTGCTGTCGCTATTTCTGGCGATAGCCAAAAAGCCTTTCTCTTTTTTTCACCTTGTGGAGGCAATACAAGACCGGAATTATCCCTACATCGCATACCACGGCTGCCGGTGTGCAATCTATTGGTGGCAGCAAGTTCAACCCGTTAACGCCTGGATAGCAGAAAGAAACGTACTAGCGAAGAAAAGAAAAGATACCAAACCCGATGAAGATACCAACCGTTAAACAAGAAGACTCGTATCAAATGACCCGATCATTCGCTGTTAAAGCCTGATCAATCTTCAAATTGGGGTGCGCCGATAGCGCGACCCGCAACCCGACTAGCAGAAAGCCCGGACGAATCAGCTAAGACGCTTGTGAAAAAAACCCAACATCCAAGGTAAATTGAAAATGCGTGGCATAATTTCTGATGGCGTAGTACCCATCCACTTTGAGAGCAGAATGCATCAAAGCGCTGTAGCCCATGCTGTTTCGTTTATTCTTGGTAGAACTATTTCTGACACCCATATTTTTTACTTTGATAAATATGGTATTAATCAGATAGATCACGTAGGAGGAATCCCGTCGTTATTATTGCGACCGGTGATGTGTGATGACAACGAGCGTGGACGTTGCTATTGCACTAATTTTCACGAAGTGTTGAAACCACGTCTGGCCCTAATCATCCCGCAGGGCATCAGAGCCCCACCTGGTAGCTTGTATTTACCAGAAGACAACGCCCCAACTGGGGCGTTTTGCATTTATCGCGGGCAAATCATGCCTAAGTGCTAGACCCAGCAGCCACGCCCACCGCATGCCATTCAACTTACGCCATGCAAATTGCCTTATCATCCTGAAAACACTATCGATACACAGCAGATATCCGCGCTGAGCATGGAGCTGTGCGGATAGATCGCCAAAGAGAAACGGATAAACAGCATGTACACCTTTGACAATCAGCACCAGCTGATCGAAGCCAAATTCGACCGTATCGACGCTTACGGGTTGGCAGGTATCGTGGTGGAAAGCCGTGGCGGTGGCGGTAATGGGCAGCCGCAGATCAACCCGGGTTACAACGCGCTGATGCGCCGGCTACTGGAGGTTGCTGCAGGCCAGCAGCTGAGTCTGAGCCTGGTGACACTGGAGTCCCGCCCGGCGCAGGCTGCCCCAGCTAACACGCGCATCCTGCACCTGGCCTCCTCTTACCCGCTGCACATCTCCGCCCACGTCAAACAGCGCGAAGCACTGCGTACCGAAATCGGCCGTGTTTCCGCTGGTATGTTCCAGAAGCCGGGCTCCAAAGGCGGTAATCCTCAAAAACGTATCGGGCTGTATTTTGCCAACGCTAATCAACGCGAAGCCCTGCTCGATGCTTTGGCCAGCGCCAGCATAGAACAACCTGGTGATGCAGCCCTGCAGGAGACAGAACGCGAGCAAGTGCAGAAAGCGCGTATTGGCCAGAGCGGCTTCCGCAGGGAACTGGAACTGCGCTTCAAGGATGGTTGCCCGCTCACCGGCATCAGCACGCCAGCGCTGCTGGTGGCCTCGCACATAAAGCCGTGGCGGGATTGCACGCCGCAGGAACGACTAGACCCGGATAACGGCCTACTACTTTCGGCCTTGGCCGACCGGCTATTCGACCGTGGCCTGATTACATTCGATGACCACGGCAAGCTGCTGACCAACCCCGCCTTTCCTGTAGAGGAACTGGCCCGCTGCCACCTGCAAACCGACACACCTCTCCCGATGAGCACTGCTACCCGCGGCTACATGGCTTATCACCGGGAGTGCTGCGAGCGAGTGTGGTCCAAGGTCTGATCAATCGTTATGCCGGGCAATATGCGCGAAGATCTTCTCGCACAACTCCTTAACCGGCTGGGGTAGTTCCCAATTTTCGTCACTGGCGTCCATCAGCTTGCAGGCTTCTTCGCAGAATCTGACCTTGTCCTTGACCGTGCCACTCTGATCTGAAAAAACATGCGGGCCAGGGCGGTTTTTTGTCACCTGGCCTTTACCCGCTAAGCCAAGCGCACAGTCAATGTGATGGCCCAGACCGGTCATAGACTTGTAGTAGTTTTTGTATTGTACGCAGATGCCAGCTACGGTCGCGTCTGACAGTCCACCTTTGGTGTGCACTTTCTTGCTTTTAAAAAGACTTTTTACCGTTTCGTTGACGATGGTATCCGGCAGCAAGTTTTCTATTTCTTTACCCGGGGTGGTGTATAGACGATCACCAAGTGACTCCTGCAATCGCACAAAGCGGTCGCCTTTACTCTTGATGTCCTGATCAGCCATCAAGAAAATTTCTGCACTCACCACATCTGCCTGCAGCTGCTCCTCATCATCGGTACCAAAATCCCAGTGCGCTAGCCCTCCGCCCTGGTACTCGACAAAGCTGTAGTGGTAGTTCTCGACAAAACGGTGATAGACAGATGGCTTGTCGCCGTCGGCCTCACTGGCCTTCAGGTCTCTCAGATACCTTCGCATATAGGTCTGCAGATAGCGGCGGTCGGTAATGCCTTCCACCCATATCGTGCAGTTGGCCAGGTACACCGAGCTAGCCTGGACACCAAGATCATTCAACAATGATCTATCTTTATCGACTTGACTGATATTGCACTTACCATCAATTTTATTGAATTTGAATACACTTACCGAGTCACGCAACTCTTCAATAGACAACAAATGATTAGAATGCGTCGTAATAAAAAATTGATGCCATGATGTTTCTCTATCCCAAAAATACATCAACTTTCTTAGCATGCCGGCATGTAGATGTACTTCAGGCTCTTCCACAAAGAAAATAGCCGGCTCCTTCTCAAGATAAGCTTTATAGGTCAGAATAATCAGCTGCTGAAGTCCATCTCCAAGTTGATATATTGGAAACTCATCATCATCGCCAATTTTAACATATACAACATCCTCCCCATAGCGAGGGATAATTGCAACCTTCCGCCCTTCAAAAAAGTACTCACCAATCTTAGCTTCATACATTTTTATCTGATCACGCATCTCCGGTGTACCAAGAAGATACTTAGCCATCTCAGAATATAAATTATGGCCTGTAATCAATCCAAAATTACTACCTTTAAAATAATCTTTAGCTGTACGAAGCACATAGGGATCGTCCTCATCAGACAACCTTCTCATTCCACGCAGTGTTGGGATATAAAACCGGCCCACGTCTACACCGGGAGAACAATTCCGGATATTATTGACAGACTGCTTTGTCTCATCAATAAAACCAAGCCGTCCCCCCATATACACTGACTCAGAGAGTACATAGTATTTATTCCAAAAAACTTCTATTACTTGCAAAAACTCTAAGAATTCCGATCGACTGCAAAATTTTGCCGTCTCAATCCATTCTTGAACTTTAGGATCAATAATTTGAGCTTTTGGATTTCTAATCCCAGACTCAACAATCACATCACAATCAGCACCAACCAATTGCATCCAATAATAATCACTCCTTACCGCACCAACATTCCAATCAAATATTGAACGAACAAACTTACTCTTACCAGAATTATTTCTCCCAATCAGCAAGTTTAGCTTATTAATCTCTAAGAATGCTGACGCTCCATCAGCAAGCTGATAGAAATCAGAGCCCTCAACCCACAATTTGCTAATTAATCTTTCACTTTTCATATAATCCACAACTAGCAATCAAAGCCAACAAAGCCAACAACCTTACTAGAAAAGAGAAACTCATCAGAGTTAATCCTTATTAAATCGTTCAGCCATTTAACATCTGACACAGCCAATTCAGAATCGGAATCAAATCGCGAGTCTTTGGATATATAAACTGCCAATTTTGGCGAAACAGGGTAGTACATTGCCACATCATCTATTTTTCGACCTGAAAGATCAGCAACAGCATTAACAACCGGCTGATCACCCGTAATGAAAGGAACATCCGCAGAAGATTTAAGAAGACGGATCTTGTAATCCGATCTGTTAACAAACAAGTAATGCGCCAGATTAATAGCAAAGAAAAATCGGATGATAGGCCACACCCTTGATATCTGATCAGAGCTCAACTTATATTGATCGGCCAATACACCCGAAACCGCCAGCTGCATCTTTCTTGTCCTGAAATACTGCCTTGTCAGAAAGTTAAGAAACTTTGCAGCATCTCTAGGGCTATCATAAAAACTCACATCACCACTCAGGATAGATGACATATAGACAGCACCATCACCTTCAACCCTCTCATTCACATTCTCTTCAAATGTCAGCAAAAAACTATCAATATACTCTTGTGTTTCCGCGCATGCATTAGACCCCTCACCATCAAAAGATGCCACTGCTTTCATTGATTCAAAGGTATCAATCATCGAGAACACCATCTCCAGCCGAGATAAATTCTCCTCATTAATATTTACCAACTCAGGAATTTCAAGCCGCTCAATAAAATTCTTTCTTAAAAAATTCACATCCCGGGCGGTTAACCCATGAATCCTATAAAAATCACGCTCCACGGCCAAGTTAATAGGATTAGTTTGAAATGGTTCACCCCCACTTCTGCGCATCGCCCAAATCTTCCCATCCACAGCCCAAGCACTCAAATATTTTTTCCAAACATAGTGATGCCTACGTTTGCGACTACCATTCGAACGTGATTTATTTTCTTTCATTTTTCGACAGTGGTATCTCTATTAGTAAAGAACACTACTAAAATGTAAAATTGAAGCTTATCCAATTACCATCAACCCGCCACAAAAAGCGCCTCAAACTCACCACCAGTTAGCACTATCACCAGCTGCTGCTGTGCCTGCGCCAGCTTGCTGGCACCAGCACGCGGGCCAGCTACCAGGAAGTCCAGGTTTTGAGTAACGCTCTTGCGTACCGTCATGCCCGCTTCAATCGCCATCAGCTCAAGGCGGGCGCGTTCTGCTGCAGCAAAGCCGGTAATCAGCACTTCTTTGCCACCCATGGGGTGTGCTGGCGTGGTGCTGGTATCGGGCACCACCGGCGCAGAGGAATGCAGCAAGCCGGCAGCCCATGCAAAGGCGTCGGCCACCTCACCGCTGTCCTCAGAAGTCACATCACCGATAACCCGATCAAGACGGAAGGTGCGGGTAGCGTTACGCATCAGGCAGCGCCCCTGGAAATACTCGCCATCCAGCTGGTGAACCACCACACGGCGCTGGGTTAGCTCACCACCCGATGCCACGTAGGCAAAGCGTATGGTGTCCAGCTTGCCTTTGCGGCTGGTACGTGGGGTGGCCGGTGGCTTGCGGCGGCGTGGCTTGGGCTGGTCCAGCTCGGCCAAAAATGGTGCCAGCGGCTGCCAGTCGGCTAGGTCGGCCTCGGTTTTACCCAGCGCCACCGCTTCGGCCAGGTCGAATACGTCGAACGCCTCATCCAGCGTGATTTCGCCATCCGCCAGCACCACGTCGATGTAATCCGCCAAGCGCCCGGCCAAACCAGTGCAAGCCACACCCGGGTGGGTATCCAGCCACAGTTTTAGATCGTAGATTTCTTCCTCGTCCAGAGAGCCATCCGCCGTCATGTCCTGGCACATGCGGCGCAAGGTATCGAGGCTGCCAGGTTCGACCGGCGGCGCTGCTGGCACTACCGCGGCAGGGGTTGGCCGCTGTTTAGGTTGCCGCAGGTTATCGGCCTCCCAGGCCGCCCGCTGCGCTGCCATGTCGGCCGCGGCCTTGTCATGCTCGGCCTTTGCTTGGGCTACTTGCTGGGCATTGGGCTTGGGCGCTAGCAGCGGTGCGGCTGTTTTGGGCGCGCTACCAATTTCACTGTTGTTGCGCGGTTTACCAAAGAACGTAAGCCCTGCCTTGATATTTCCCCTGCCGCTAAACAGCTGGAAAAGCGCCACGCCCGCCACTACATACCCCGGCCACATCGCAGGGGGCAGCAGTAGTAGCCCGATCACCAGAGAAAACAAGAACCCATGCAAAAGCCCCATTAGCCATTGCCGCCAGCGAGGCTGCCGCTGGCGCTGTTGCACCAGGACGGAGGTAGACCACCCCAACCACCAGGCCAAACCATAGCCACCCAAAAAGACTAGATAGTCCATTGTCAAACTCCATTGGCATTGCACGTGGGCGCAAAAAACCGCCATGGCCACATGGCGGTGAAAGTCACTAATCGCGACGGTAGCGGCTAGCCATTGTTGTAAGTCTGCACAACGGCTTGTACCACCGCCTTGCCGCGCTCATCCATGCGATTGAAGCCCTCTAGCAACAGTGTTTCCGCGTTAGACAGCGTGGCGTTGTTACGAGCACCAGTAACGACGTAAAGCACATCAACTCCAGCTGCATAAAGGTTTGCAAGGCAATCAGCATCGGGGTAACGAATGCCCTTTTCATAGTTGGCATATGTCCCGTAGGCCACGGAGCCAAGCTTCCCCATTTCTGATTGGGTCAAATTCAGCCGCCGCCGTTCTTCATGAAGACGCTCACCAATCGACACGTTTTGATACCTCAACAAAGTTAATCCACACGATTTGATTGACTTTCCATTAAATCGTGAGGAAAATACAACTCAGCAGCACATATGTGCAGCACATCAAGAAAAATTCTACCACGGGGAGTTGCTATGCAAGGCGAATGCAAGCAGGTATCTAGCAAGGTTGGCCGTAAGAAAGCCCCTACCGGCGTGGACAAGCGCCCGATCAATGCGCGCCTGATGCCAGAAGAACGCAAACAGCTAGAACAATTCGCAGCTGCTGCAGGCATGACTGCCGGCGCGATGATGCGCCAGATTTATCTGCTGGGCGTGCCACTGTACCAGCCCGCCCACACAAACGGCTGATTAACGATAGGCGATACCCACAAACGTGGATACCACCGAATAGCAATAAACCCCCGTGGCATAGCGCCACGATGCAGCAGAAAGGCCAGCAGCATGAACCGCATCCGTACCGCCCTGCAGAAAATGTGCCGCGCCATGCCTGGCGGCTGGGCCACCATGGCCGCCGCGCTGGGCATGTCGGTAGATGGCCTGGAAAACCGCATCTACGAGCGCAAGGGCCAGGAACCCAGCATCGACCTGGCCATGCAGATGCAGCGTAGCAGCGGCCTAACGGCCTTTGCCGAAGCGGTAGCGGCAGAAAGCGGCGGCGTGTTTGTACCGGTAGACGGCGACGACGCGGCCAACAGCGAAGACCTGATGGCGCTGTACATGAAGCTGGCCGCCGACGTGGGCCGCCTGGCACAAGAGTGGCAGGCCGCCACCGCCGATGGCGAAATCTGCAAGCGCGAGGCGGCGGAGCTGGACAGCATCCGCCAGGAAATTTGCCGCACCGCCACTCGTTTTAATGCCCTGTCTTTGCGTCTGTTCCGCCGGGAGCAATAACCATGGCCTTTACCTGCCCGCACTGCGACAGCGTCGCCTTTACCCGGTCTAGCCGGCAAGCCACCGCCACGCTGCGCGAGGCATACCTGCAGTGCAGCAACCTGTACTGCGGCCACACCTTCAAGACGCTGACAGAGATCGTGGCCACGCTGTCGCCCAGCGCCACGCCTAACCCCAAGGTGTTTATCCGCCTGGGGGGCAAGGCGGCGATGGAAGTCGCCAAAGACCAGCTACCGCTGATCTAGCCACACCCCTACCCCGATTTACCGCCTGACAGCCCGTTTTCACGGTCTGCGGGGATTGCTTTGCCTTTTTTTCGCCACAGGAGGCCGACATGCAGCAGATGAAACGCGTTACCCGCTTCGGCGGGCTGATGTGCCTGACACCCCGCCCGCCGCGCCAGCTGCGCACCCGCACCCTGGTGCTGGGTTACGTGCTGGGCTTCGCCGCCATTCTGCTGCTTCACGCCAACTACCCCGCCGCATAGGTGCCGCCATGAGCTACGAAGACTTCAAGAAAACCGCCACCGCGCTGGGCCTGGATAACACGCCAGGCCGCCACACCGTACCGCTGGAAACCGTAGACCAGCTGCAGCGCAAGCTGCTGACCCTGTCGCAGCTGGACGCGGTACGCATGCTGCAGGAAGGCATGCAGGCCATGGCCGACATTCAGGCCAGCATCAATTCGCTGATTGTCCTGCACCGCCTGCCGCTGGCGGCCATCAGCCTGCCGCAGCTGGGCCTGGTACAGCACCAGCTGCAGGGCGTGCTGTTTGAACACGGGTTGGCCGCAAACAAGCTGGCCAAGGGCGGCCAGCCGGTAGCCAGCAGCGACAACGTGCTGCCGTTCACCCGCGCAGCGTAAGGGGCAGGCCATGAACCAAGAACAGTCGATGAGCCGCGAACAGTTCAAGAACCTGCACCGAGTGCTGCGCAAGCTGCTGCAGGACAATGGGAAAATTGATGAACCCTATGGCAGACGCTGGGGCACGAATGCGGGCATCGAAGAAGCCTTCTCGGATCTGACCGGCTTGGTGCAAAGTAAATATGGTTACTTTGCCGTCAAGGCGCTGATAGGTTCGGTAACGGAGCAAACCTGGTACAGCTGGACAGATTTAAATCGCGGCATTCGGTTTGAAAACCGCCGCCACGATATGGTTCGCCGCTTCAAGGCCCGCCAGCAGCGCCGCTACATCAGTGTCGACTTTCTAGACATTCCGCTACAGCCACACGTGCACAACCACGCCAGCATGGCCGCCACCACCGGGCCGGCGCTGTAGTCATGGAAGACGTGAGCATCATCCCGCAACCCGATGAGCTGGCCGCCTTTGGCCAGTTCCCGCCGTTCCTGGCACGCGCTGTGCGCCGGGAATGGCTGCGCCGCCGCAACCATGCGGCGCCGGGTGTGTGTGGTGATACGGACGCCGGCAACTGGCTGGCATCGCTGGCCGACCGCATGCCGGCCAAGGCGCTGGCGCTGAGTGCCAGCGACGACGAGCTGCGCGACTTTGCCGAGCAGGCCGCCAACGATGGCGACCGCCTGCGCATCAACGGCGCCAGCCTGGAAGAACTAGCCGATTTTTGCCACCAGCGCGGCGTGGGCCTGCCTGCAGGCGATAGCGAAGACAGCATTGCCCGCCGCGTGGGCTGCCCGATCTGGTGGCGCCGCAACCTGCGCAAGCAGGCTGCCCGCCGTACTGAAATGCTGGCTATCCGCCTGGGCCTGGTGCATAAGCGCGCCGGCCTGTACGCCAGCCACGACACCATCCACCGCCGCAAGGCGCAAAAGCGCCGCAATGCCGGCCTGCTGGAAGCCCTGCAGGCGGTAAACGAGCTGGGCGACAGCTTTACCTTGGCCGAGCTGGCCGAGAAAAGCACGGCCAACCCTGCTCTGCGCCGCGCCGAGCTGATGACGCGCATTGCCGGTTTTGAATACATCGCCCGTGGCCTGGACATGGCCGGCGAGTTCATCACCATTACCGCCCCTAGCCGCTTTCACCCCGTACACGCCAAGGGTGGCCGCCGCAACGACAAGTACGACGGCAGCACCCCGCTGGATGCCCGCGACTACCTGGGCGAAGTGTGGTCACGAATTACATCTGCACTGGCCCGCGCCGGCATCCGCATTTTCGGCTTTCGCGTGGCCGAGCCACACCACGACGGCACGCCGCACTTTCATGGCCTGTTCTTCATGCACCGCGCCCACGTGGCCACGTTCCGCCGCATTGTGGCGCGCCATGCCGTGCGCGAGTGCCGCGAGGAGCTGGGCTTGACCTACTGCGTTACCAAGAAAGCCGCCCGCGACAAGGCCCGCGCCATGCAGGCCGCTGGCCACACCGGCAGCATCCGCAGCATTGCCGAGCGCCTGCGCGTAGAGGCCGACTTTTGGGACAAACCGCCGCGCCGCGTGTGGTGGGCAATACGCGCCCGCGTGTTTTTCAAGGCCATCAACTGGCAGCTGGGCAGTGCCGCTGGCTACATCGCCAAGTACGTGGCCAAGAACATCGACGGCCAGAAGCAGGACGGCAGCAGCGTGGGGCTGGACTTTGAAGCCGCGCAAGGCGAGGTGGACGTGATTGTGACCGCCCAGCGTGTAGACGCCTGGGCCGCGTGCTGGGGCATCCGCCAGTTTCAGCAGGTAGGTGGCCCGCCGGTAGGCGTGTGGCGCGAGCTGCGCCGCTGGGACTACACCGGCGCCGAGGATGTGCTGCAGCTGGCCGCTGTGGCGGCTGATGCGGGCAATTGGGGCCGCTTCATGGAAGTGATGGGCGGCTACGAAGCCAAGCGCAAGGACATGCCGCTGCAGCTGGCCAAAGACATGGCCGGGCCAAACCGCTACGGCGAGCAGAAAGAGCTGCCGAGCGTGGTGTTTGGCGTGGTGGAAGTGGCATCCGGTGTAGTGGCAAAGAGCCGCATTCACGAATGGACGATTTCAAACGGGCGCGCAGCGACCGCTTGGACTCGTGTCAATAACTCTACGAAACCGATCAACGAGCGCGAAATCATCATCGATCAAGCCCAGCTAGACCAGGTTCACCCCGAAGAGTGGGTGTCTTTCAAGCTGTCGATCGAGGAAATGGAGCGCCACGAACGCATCAAGCCGGTAGACGCCCCCTTCCTGCCACCGGAACAGATGGCCATCCAGCAGCGGGCCCGCCGCAACGCGCTGGCGCAGTACGAAGAACAGCGCGCCCAGCTGCGCCAGTTCAGCCACCTGGTGGACGAATGGGTGGGTGGCCACATGGCCAAGGCGGTTACCCGCCGCGATATGGAACGCCGCCAGGTAGTTGGCCGCGACATTTACAAGCGCGTGGCCGCACAGCCAGGCCGTGGCCTGGAAGTCATCGCCAACGCCCGCGTGATCTACGAGAACGACCTAGCCCGCCGCGAACGCGAAGCCCTGCAGCCGAAGGGCCGCTGGGTGGCCGAGAACGGCAACAGCAACCCTATTACCGTCCAGCTGGCACAAGCCACCGCCGCCGCCCGCCGCTGGGTAGCCAATACCAACCCGGACGCCGCTGGCGTCCTGACCCTGGGGAGATAAGCACCATGACGCTGTATCAGCGAACCATACAACGTGCCGTACAGCAGCTAGCTACGGCCACCGAGCGCGCCGCCGCTGCCGCACCGGCCATGGCACAGGCCGACGTGCTGGCCGAACGCCTGCGTGGCCTGGCGCTGCAGGTTTCGGCAGAGGCCGACAGCAACGCGCAACCCTTCCTGCAACTGCTGATGCCTATCGAAACGCTGGGCCACACCGACCCGGAAGCCGTGCTGGATATGGCCAGCCATAGCCTGGGCATGCCCATCGAGTTTGAAGCCGAGCGCGGCACCTTTGTGCTGCGCTGCGGCGGCGCCATGCCGCAGGGCGTGCCGCTGGTACTGACTGAAATCTGAGGGTGAACGATATGCTAGAACACGACATTCTGACACCACAGGAAATCGCCAAGATCCTGTTATGCGATGAGAAGACGGTGGAAGAAGCCGCCAGGAAAGGGACGCTGCCTGGCGTCAAGTTTGGCCGGGGCTGGGTGTTCCCGAAAGCAGCATTACTGGAAGCCCTGAACAGCCAGGCCAAAGAAGAAGCGGAAAGCAGGAAGTACCGCACCACCAGCCCGCTGGCGATTACCGGCAAGCAGCCCAAGCAGTCAAAGCGGAACCCGCCAGCACTGCCCGAGCTGCCGTTGACCTGATGTCAGAACAGGCGTGCGGCGAGGTCTTCGCCGCGCAGGCTGGCATAGCGCAACGCCATGCGGGTGTCGGACCACCCCATGATTTTGCACACTTCTACCTCACTGAACAGCCAGCCGCCGCGTGCATCGCGCATTTCAAACCAGCGGCAGGTCGCCTCGTGGCGCAAGTCGTGCTCGGTGAAATCGACCAGGGCGGCATAGTTGAACAGGCTGCGAAAGCGCATGGCCAAGCGGGTCTTTGCCCGTGGCCTGCCCTCTTCGGTGCCATCCCAAAACGGGAATACCAAGGCGTGCGGCTCCTGGCCGGTAACCTGACTGGCCAACATGGACCGCAGCATGGGCACCAGTGGCACCACGCGGGGCTTGAGCTTGCCGCGATGCCCTTTTGACCCTTCCACATTCAGCACGTTGCGCTGCAGGTCTACCTGTTCAACGCGCAGGCGATAGGCTTCGGACAGCCGCAAGCCGGTGTTGACGATCAACTGGAACAGCAACACAAAGGCCGGCTCCACCGTTAAGGCACGCTCGCGGTCTGGCCGCTTTACGCCATCCAGCGCGGCGAGGATGGCTTGCAGCTCATGCGCGGCCAACCTGCGATTGCGCGACACATCATGCTTGACCTCACCCTGCCCCGACTCCGCCAGCGCGTCTTTGTCGCGCTGGGTGTAAACGCTGTAGCCACGCGGCATCAGGCGAAAAGGATTGGCCGGCGGGTGGGCGCCAGCTTCGGTTACACGCCGGAAATGCCAATCCAGCACACGGCCTAGCGATTCCACCCGTTTGCGGATAGTGCCAGGCGCGTAGTTGTCCTTGATCTTCATGTTGTGGATGAACTGCTCCACCCACTGGACGGTGATGTTCACCACCCTTATCGAGTCAACGCGCCTGTGCAGCAGGGTCAACAATTCAATGTCGGTTGGTGCGGGGGAAGCAAATCGGAGATACTGCGCAATCACTGCGGCCAACATTGGCTCATCGCGCTGCACCTTCGGCTGCATGAGTTCGACAGGCACCACGCCCCTGGCCAGCAGTGCTTCAAGCTGTTCACCGTAGCGGCGGGCATCTGCTTCATTGTCGAAGGTGTGAAAGAAGGGTTTGGGCAGCAGCTTATGCCGGACTCGCAC